AAATAAACCAAAGATTTATATCTTTAATTTCAGTTTCGTAATTTGTTTTTTCTCTATTCCGTACTTTTCACAAATATATTTAATATTCTCTCTACCTTCTCTAGTAGAGTATAAAATATCAATGTATTCTACTGCCTGTGATTCTGGCACTGTAAACTCTTTTTTGATTAACTCAACTAAAAATTCTTCATATTTTTCATCGGATTTCCCCTTTGTATATTTTAGATACTGCTTTCCTTTTGGAAGAACATTAATATACAATTTGTACATATCCTTTGGTTCTAAGGTTTGAGTTAATGGTAATAACGATGCAACAAGCTCAACCCATTCCGGCTTCATAGAAAGAAAACGATTAATCATAAAGTTACTCCACGATTTCTTATCTTCTTCCGAAAGTTTATCGAAGTAGTTTGGGTCTTGCTCTGCAGTTATTGCATTTAAATGGTCAAATAACTTTTTAGCTGCCATTATTTTTCTTCTTTTGAACTTCTTAATTCTTCGGGTAAAAATTCATCCATTGGTTTACCACAATTAGTACATAAAGGTACTTCGAATGGCATTACAGTATCTCTATCACCACCAGTTAATAATTTAGATGCTTTACGGAATCTATAACCCAACATAAAAAGTAAATTACCACACTCACACGGAATATCTCGTGTATCTTTTAAATCAATTTGTGGTTGTTGAAATTGGTCTATCATTTTATAATATTTAAAATTTGAATAATTGTGCTCATAAACACTATTTCTTTATCTACTACTAACGCATCCTTAGATAATCCATCTGCGATTGTTAGAATTACGTTTGCTGTATTTCCAGCTGCGTACTCATCCACTTTATCATACAACATCGAATACATTTCCGAATAATCGTTTAATCGATTATCTGCTACCGCCTGTCTGATTTTCATAAATAGATTACGTTTATCATCGGATGATTTCAGTAAATCAATCAATTTGGTTTGGAAGTTTGATTCCACCATAATTGCATGGTCTACTTTTAATTCACCTTTAGCGGATTGTAGTTGACAGGTATTTAAGATTCTACGAATATCAGGGTAATATGAGTTGATAATATCAGCCATATTCTTTGGTTCGTATTTAATCTTTTCTGCATCCAAAATTTTAGCAACCTGTACGGCTACATCCTTTTTGGTTGGCGGTGTAATTGCAAATGATTGACAACGGCTTTGAATGGGGTCAATAATCTTCTCAATGTAGTTACACGTTAAAATGAATCGACAATGCTTACTAAATGTTTCCATTAAGTTTCTAAGAATTGCCTGTGCGTTTGGAGTCATATAATCAAACTCATCCAAAATAATCACTTTGAATCCCGCGAATCCTACCGATGATGCGAAGTTCTTTACTTTGTTACGAACTGTATCCACATTGTTCTCATCCGATGCGTTGATAATCATATGGTCACATTTGATTGTGTTTACGATTAACTTTGCTAATGTGGTTTTACCTGTTCCCGCTTTACCATACAACAATAGATGTGGAATATCATTATTCTCTAAATATTGCTGAATAGTTTCTTTGATTGTTTCATTACCAACATAGTCAGCAAGCGTTTGTGGGCGATATTTCTCCACCCACAAACTATGCTCTCTTTTGTTTATATCGTTTGCGAAAAAACTCATAATTAATTTTTTATGAAAACTCCGTTTTCGGTTTTACCTTTTCTATCTTTGATTTCATTCCAAGCTGCCTCTAAACATTCAGCCGGCTCTAAACCCAATTGCTTTGATAAAATAATCAGAGTTACAAACGAATCACCAATACCATCTTTTATTTCCTCATCTTTAGATTTCAATAAAGCACCTGCGGTTTCACCTACTTCTTCTAACACTTTTAACATTTGCTTTGGTGCATTATCTGCAACTAAAATACCTTTATCGTGTGCCCATTGGGTCACATTTTCTATTAAATTATCAAACGTCATTTTCTTTTTGTTTTGCTCTTTCTAATTTTGTTTCTTCTGAAATTGGTCTTGGAAATACTCTAAATATCATCCCATTTTGTTGGAACGTCAATCCATCGCCTTCTACGGGCTGAACTGTTAGTGTTAATGCACTTGCAATTTCTCCTTCATCAGAATATGCAAATACGATTGGTTCATTGTTAAAAAACTGAAAACACCATTCGGCATCTAATATTTGTTCTTTTTGAGGAAGATTTACGCTACCTTGTTCCTGTGGAAACAATTCCAATTGTTCTAATTCTGCCTTCTTTGCCATTTTATTAATTTTGAATTTCTACTAAATAATATTTACAAACGAACTCATCAATAATAAATTCAACGTGTGCCAACCCATCAGCGGATACTTTAAGTTTAGCTGCAGTTGCTTCTTTGTTAGCCGTTAAGATTTCTTTCAAATACTTAGCAGAGAATGAGATTGGTTTAACTTCGCCAGCGTAACCTTTTTCACAAGTGAACGTTACTCTATTGGTAGAAATAGTTGAATAACCAATAGCCATTTTCAAATCACCACCTTCGGTAAATACAGTGAATGTATCGATATCACTCAATGCACCTTTTGCTTTGATAAACTTATCAATCATAGTTGATGCCATTTCGATTGAGATACCGAATTCTGGCAACTGCTTCAAATCAGGCACTGCAGGGATTACACCTAAATCAGCTAATTGATATGAAGTTTCGGTTTCATCTGAAACTAATTTTAATACAGTTGCTTTATCGCCAACCATATCTACATTTAAGGATAAATCATTATCCAAAATACCTAATAAATTTTTTAACAATGATGTAGTGTAAATACCAACATTGAATGGTTTTGATGTAAAGCCATTAAAATCCACTTCACCAAGCATTGTCTTGTCATCTGAAATGAAACGTACAGATAATTTGTTTCCTTCTGCGTTCCATGCTACTGATTCAATAACTCCACCTAGTGAATACTTTTGAATGAATCGTTGTAAATTGTTTTTGTTCATAATCTAATTTTTAAATTTTATTTTTGTAAATATAAGAAAATATTTTGAATGTTCCAAATTAAAAGGAGAAAAACTTTTTAGCGGTTTGAGCTTCTGTCGATGCTTTCTCCCATTTTAGGGCTTTATAGAAATCATCAACTTTGTTTTCCAATTCTGCTTTATAAATCATATCTCTATCCACATATTGCTCTACGAAATTCATAATTTCATTCGGGTCATTATAATCTTTAAAAGCAACTGTATCTAATCCCAATGGATTATTTTTAAGATATACCCATTTAACTTTATCACCATCTCTAATTGGTTCGTGTTTATATGGACAATTGAAGAATTTTAATAATCGGTTGTAGGTAATACCAGCTTTTACGTGCGCTGGCGTTCCTTTCTCAAAGTTAGCAATTGATAATCCACTATCTTTTCTCCAACTACCATCATCATATTTACTCAACTCTTTAATTGCCCCACCCTTTGCTATTTTGTTTACGGGTAAATTAATCATATTCTTTTTGAACTCCAAAAGAGATTCATCCATATATGCGTTATTTTTACCCATTAAGATATCTTTTAACATCTTAGCCATAAAGTCCTGAAATGCTTTCGGGAACGATGAACGAACCACATCTAACCCCTTTACATCCAATTTATCGCAAGGGATACCATTTTTCAAAATCATCCATTGTGCGTATCGTTTCTTTGCTACCCAAAATCCTGCCTTACTGATATACTCTTTCTTAATTTCAAATCTATGTTTATCTTTTGGTATAAAGAAGAATCTTTCTGCCAACATATCATAGAACGAATTTAAGAATGTTTGAGTTTCTTCGGCAATCGTATTTACCTCTTCAGCCATTCGGTTTTGGTCAAACTCTTTGTAGTTTGGATAACGATGTTTCACCAATGGTTCTGCCATCATATAGATAGAATCGGTATCTATATAAACATTGTAGTCGTCTCTTGTTCCGAGTTCTTTCCAGTATTTGATGTTTGCCATTTCTGCTGTTTTTTTGATAACAGTCTGTCCGGTGATTGTAACCGCCTCTGCATTATCAATATCATAAAACCGAAAGGCAGGCAAACCAAGAACACCATACATAGAGTTAAGAAGAATCTTCTGAACCAATTGTCTTTTTGCATAGAATTCATATTTTTCTGTATCTTTTGCTTCTCCATATTTTTTTTCTAATTTCCTAAATTCAACACGTTTTTGAAACCAATCATTTAGGATATCAGCGATTAGACCTGGCTTATCTTGTGTATATAGAACCCCATTCGCCGCAACACCTAAATTGCTATCTTTAATTACTTCTTTTAATTCCTGTGTAGTATATTCGTAAGTATCACCATCCTTACCTACTAACTTGTATATTTTTTCAACTCCTCTAATATTTTCCTCCGCATCCCAATTCTGAATCTTACCTACTTTAGTTTCCGGCGAAATGTTTAGAGTCATAATGATTGATGGATATAGAGATGTTAAGTCCAAATCGTAAATCCAATCGTACTTACCAACAATAGGTTCTTTCACATAAGCTCCAATAAACTTCTCTTCGTTGTTATCACGGAGTGCCTGCATCCTTTCTTTTCTATCCTTTGGTTTATTAGTTGCTACTAATCCTTTCTTTTTCAGATATCCCAAACATGCCCCCTCTAACCACTTTGATGAAAATATATAATCTTCATATGGTACAAATCCCGCGTGGCAAACCGCTCTACATAATTCAATGAACTGAAGTTTCTCATCCATTGCTACAACTAAGTCCACATCGACAATGTTGTACTCAATAAATTTCTCCAAATCATTTTCGAAAAGGTCATCCAAACTTCCTTCATACTCAACCTTACCTCTACCCAATTCTTTAGTGGCGATGTAATTTAAAGTATAAGATGCTTCTAATGTATATGTGTAAGTTTTATATAGATTAATGTAATCCAAAATAGATACGCCACCAAAACTCCACTTCTCTCTATATGGTGACCAAAAACATTCACCTATTGGTGATAATCTTTTGGCATTACCCTCACCACATACATTTTTAATACGATTGAATAAGTAAGGTATATCGAAGAAATCGATGTTCCAACCTGTTAAAATAGTTGGGTTAATTTCCTCATAGTAATTAAGGAAAGCATATAATAGGTTTCTCTCATTATCGAAAATATGAACATTAACCTCTCTACCATCCTTATTGAAGTTATTTGAATTGTTCTTAACTTTACGTTCTTTATCCAATACAAATACATCATATAATTTAGTTGCTCCATCGTGTGCAGCAATTGCGGTTATTTCGTTCTTTGCTTCTTTTGTATTTGGTAGACCTGATATCATTTCTACCTCAATATCGAATGTTAAAACTCTATGACCATTTGATGGTAAATCGTTATCGTATATATCTACTAATACTCTCGTTGTTTCAGGTACATCCGATTCAAATAAATCTTCCGCCTCATCCTTTTCCCACTTACCAATTTTAGTTAACTTATCACCATACATAGAGCGATACTCGCCATATGGGTCTTTTTTATACGCATACTTTCGATATGGAAATGTTTGATATCCACTCTTATCATCCCAAAGATGTATTAAGTTTTTCTGTCTTTCGTAATAAATGTTTTGATACATTAACCTATTAATTTTTCGTTTAATACTTTAATCATTTTACTATCGTTTAGCGATAGTTCTTTTGCTCTTTCAATTGCTTTATTGGAGATTTCTAATCTATGATTATTATCATCCAATATTTTATCTAACATATCAAACAAATCCTTCTTATATTTAAAGAATAAACCATTTGGGTCTATCTCTTTATAACAATCTGATTCCTGAAATATCATAGGAGTTCCATTCATCATACAATCGGTTGCCGCTACACTCCATCCATAGTTCGTTTGCCTCATCTGAATGCCTACCATACATTCTTGCAATCGTTTATAGTAATCATGTTTAGCTACTTTGGTATTATCAACCCAACTAAATTCTGGCTTACCATCTAATTGTGGCACCCATACTTTAAAATCTTGTCTGCGTTCTCTATACTCCTCCATCAATTTAATAAAAGATGGATATCCTTTATATGCAGCCGCTCGATGATTGAATACAATAACTTTTTGTTTTTCTTTTGGTTCTTCTATAATTTTAGTATTATCTATACCCAAATTCCAAACTACTAATATACTATTTAATTTTTGAATAAACAAATCATTAAACCACAATTTTGCTTCTTCTAAAACTCTATCTTTTTGTTCCTGTGTATTTAGAAAACAAGTATCCATTTGTGATACCCCCAATAGTTCTATTGGCATCCATCTCCACTTATTTTTCCTATCTTCAGAATTACAGCTTTTCATTTCCCACCAATGACAATATCCAATAATCTTTGTTTCAAAATTATTTTTATACCTACCAACTTGTGGCCAATCGGGTAAATGAGAATAAATTACATCATATTCTAATGTTTCTAACAATCTATTCATATCAGGTGGGTATGTTCTCATTTTAATCATATCTCCTGAAAATGGTAATATGTGTTGTTTTACATTAATTAAATTTAACTTCTTAACTGCCTGTGGTAATATAATATTCCAATAAAACTCACCATATTCTTCTAATGCCTTTATGTGATTATAGATTACATCCACAAACGAATCTTTCTCAATATTTCCAGAATTGGTAATATTTGGAATAACTAAAACCTTCCTTGCTTTTTTATAATCTATTGAATCCCAAAATGTCATATTATCTTCCTACTTCTTTTAAATATTTTTCTTTCATACCCTCCCAAGTTAATCCGATTGCATCTACATAAAATAGAACTTCTGGTTTAATTCTATTATCTTCAAACAATTTTTCATATCGTTTGATTGCTTTATCTTTCCACCACTTTATGGTATATTCGTTTCCTTGCTTAAACTTATCTTTTAGAATCAAATCTTTCTCTTCAATTTTATCACATAAGAACTGATTACCATTCTCATACATTTGTGCAAAATATACACCTCTTTGGAATCCGTGGTCATATTCATTTCCTTTGATTCCTAATTCTTTGAATATTGCCTGAATAATCTTTTGTTTAATTCCACTTACAGGTCCGTTCTTTTCGTAACCCATATTCGCACCATTACGTTCTCTCTCATCCATAATGTTTTTCTTATACCATTCAGCACGATTCTCTTTTAACCATTGATGCCAAGGGTCATAAACTGCATCATCTGGCTTTGTTGAAATCTTACCTTTGGATTCTCCCAATGTTTTGAAGTGAGGAATACCATTGTATTGTGAATGAATTCCGTATAGTGATGTTGTTCCAATACCAACCAATGGGTTTTCGTATTTTTGCTTCCAATAATCTCTAATTTCAGGTGCAGTTGCCAATGCTGCGATTAACTTACCACCTAAGAAATTATAACCAAATGGTTGAGTTGATACAATGGTTGTGGCGATTGATGTACAATTAAGTTTACCCTTTTCAAATTTATCTTCTTTAGTCCAACCAATAAACTCATCTCTAACACCCAACGATGTGATATCTGAACCTAAGCAAATCTGTCCTAATATCTTTCCGCTTGTTCTATCTTTTACATAGATTTTTACATTACGGCCGGGGTTTGCCTGAAACTCCATTGTGTGAATTAATTTACGAATTTCAGTCCAACGAGTAGATTCTTTTGGGTCATCTTCTACAATTTCTACATAAGGTTCTATTGATTGAATTTCTTTAATCGTTAGTTCTTTGTTAAAGATATCAGTTGGTTTCCATAATGAATCGTAGTATGATTGCAATACAGGCAGACGTTTCATATTAGAAACTCTATCCATATTCCACTCTATCCATTTTTTATATAGCGTTTGTTCTTCGACTGACATTGTTTTAAGATAGTTCAAATTATCAATGAACTTCTTTTTCATTATATGATAGTCGAATGTGGCGGTATTTGTTTCTTCGCCAGTATCCCAAAATTTATTCATATTGTAAATATACTAAAAATATTTTAGATTACCAAAATTTGGTATCTATTTCCGTTTCCGGTGCGATGGTTGTCCAATGTTGGATATCCTTATTGTAAGCTCGGGCATCCTTTGGATAAGGTCTGATTTCGTGTTTGAAGGATTTCATAATTGCTTTCTTTTCCTTCTTATCAGCTGTAATTATTTGTAAGTATCTATGCTTTGGTGGTTCTTCCCTTCTCCAAAATTCTTTGTAACCTTGCTTTCCTATTTCTCTACGAAGATGTTCTAAGTTACCACTACCCCATTTTGTAAACACAGTCCTACTATGAATCCATTTGTATGGGTCATTTGAAAGCGAAATACCATAGTTCGGCATTAGAGCGATATCAGTATTTAAACCCTGATAAATCCAATTGGTTGCTTGGTAAATACCACCTAAGTGTTCTTGTCCATTATCTGCGTATGAAATAAGTGCTTTGATTGCTGGGTCATTCTCTCTGAACCATTTGAATGATTGTCCCATAGCATATGATTCAATATTAGAACCATACCCATCATCACAATAAAGACGAGTTAATTCTAATACATTATCTTTTGTAAGTAAATCTGAAATAGAAGTTGCTGCTCTTGCTCCAACGGGAAATCCGTAAACTAAACACCCAATCAATTTAGTATCTTCACCCAACGCATTCGTTTCATCCATTTTGTAGAAAATACCTAATGCGTATCTACACGCAGTCCAAGCGTGAGTATAGTGTTTCTTTACGATGATATCTTTTGCTACATCTTTACCAATTGGTGCTATAAATACTTTTGATGTATCACAATATTGTTTGCCTTCTACTTTCATAACTTTAATTTATCGGCTCTAATTTATGTATTTCTTCTACAAACTCCTCATTTGCTTTTGGATATGGCAAAGATGGATATTTTAGATTTTTTAATAATTGTTTTCTTTCTTTTCCATTAACCAAAACATAAACATAACGATGCTTTCTTGGTTCTTTTTTAATCCAAAATGGCGATGTTACCATTGTTTGAATTATCTTCGGGTCATTTGTCCCATACTTCACATATGAAGTTCTACTATGATGCCACTCATCAATCTCACTCCATTTGAAACTCCAACTATCATTTGGTCTGATTCGGTTACCCTGATATATCCAATTAGTTGCCTGATATACAGTTCCTAAATGTCCTGCTTTTGGGTCTGAATATGATACCAATGCTTTAATGTGCGGTGCGTTCTCTCTCAACCATTGGAATGTTTTTCCAACAAACCAACTTTCAATATTACTACCATACCCATCAAACACAAATAGACGGGTAAGTTCTAAAACTTCCGTTCTATCCAATGTTTCACATATTGATGCGCCGGAGTGTCTACCAACCGGGTCACCATAACACGCTACACCAATAAGTTTTTCGTTTATTCCACCAAAGAATTTGTGCTCATCGTTTGATAAGTAGAATAACCCAATAGCGTATGATACTTTTGTCCATATACCACTATAATGGTTATTGACAATAATATCTTTTGCTACATCTTTACTTATTAATCTAACGGATAGTTTGGATATATCACAATATTGTTTACCCTCTACTTTCATTAAATTATTTTGTACATTCTTCTAAAGCAATCTCATACGCATCCACCTTACTCATCTTAGGGTCCTCTTCCATAAGTTCTTTACCTTTTTTAATATT